ATTTAAATTATGGATTAGATTTAGTAATGAACTTAAAGCCTAAAAAGTTTGTTTGGGATTTGAGAGATGAAGTTGTAATTGATATAGAAGAAAAAATTATACCAGGTAAGGATGGCGAAAAAGATATTACTGAAGTTATTGAAACACCTAGAACAGTAAAGCCTACAACAAGCGGACTTAAAGATGTTGGATTTATAGCACAAGAATTAAAAGAAATTGATAACGATTTTTTAAGATTAGTAAATTCATCAAACCCTGAAAAACTACAAGCTTCTTACAGTAGATTGTTACCAGTATTAGTAAAAGCTATACAAGAATTATCTGCTAAAGTAACAGATTTAGAAAACGCTTAAATAATAAAAAAAATAAGTAACTATAGTATTAAGTAATAACAATTAAATTAAATTAAACCATGGAAAATCCAAAAATTAAAGACGAAGAATTAAAACAAATTATTGACGACCAGAATGAGTTACAAAAAATGTTATCTCAAGTTGGAATTTTAGAAGCTCAAAAGAAACAAGTACTTGATGCTGCATTAGCTAAAAGCGACGAAGTTGAAAAATTCAAAGCTAAACTAGAAAAAGAGTATGGCAAAATAAGTATCAACTTAAAAGATGGTAGTTATGAAGTTATAGAAGACGAAGCGCCAACTGAGTAATGACTTCAAATATAAGAAAGATCAGTATCGGAGCTGACTATAAGTCTGATGCTATGCACTATGCTGTAGGGCAACAAGTTTATGGTGGGCACGAAATATCTCATATATTACATGAAGATTCTGATAACTCTTATAACATCTATATTAAAAAAAACAACGAGGTATTGCCATGGAAAAAATTTAATTCTAACATGGCTATATCTGTTGAATATGATTTAGAGTATTAATGAAAAGTATTTTTGATTTTATTATACAACCACTAGGTGATGAGTATAATAACGAAATTAAAGTTAAAAATAAATCTTTAATTATTAATACTAAAATAGAAAGTTATAAGTCAGTTAACAATTTAGCTATTGTAATTGAAGTGCCAAAAGCATACGATACTCCTATTAAAAAAGGAGATATTATAGTTGTACATCATAATGTATTTAGAACTTTTTACGACATAAAAGGTGTAAGAAAAAAAAGTAGATCTTGGTTTAAAGATAACTTATATTTCTGTCAAATAGATCAAGTTTATTTATATAAAACAAGTAATGAGTGGAAATCATTTGGTGACAGATGCTTTATAATGCCACTTAAAAACAACAACTCTCTAACGCTTGACAAAGAGCAAAAGCTTATTGGTATACTTAAAATAGGTAATAGCTCGTTAGAAGCACTTAAAATTAATCCTGGAGACATTGTAGGTTATAAACCTTATGGTGAATGGGATTTTTTAATAGACGGTCAACGTCTTTATTGTATGAAATCAAATGATATTGTTATAAAATATGAACACGAAGGAAACGAAGTTGAATATAATCCAAGCTGGGCACATAGCAGTTGAGGAACTTATTAAAGTTGCTAAAGAAGCTATTGTAGATTCAGATGAAGATATATCAGCTGACAGACTTAAGAACGCTGCAGCTACAAAAAAACTATGTATATTTGATGCTTTTGAAATACACAATCGTATTATAGAAGAACAAAATATGTTAGATGAAAAACCTAAAGAAGTTAAAAAAGAAACTACGTTTCGTGGTTTTGCTGAAGGAAGATCTAAATAATGTACGAGCAAACTTTATATAAAATAATAAAAGACCATGTAAAACCTAAAATTCTTAAACGAATGAATAGGTATAAAAAATGGGAGTATGGATATAACGAAGATCATGACATGGTTATTATATCTAGAACTGGGCAAATTGGAGAGGTTTATGAAATACAAGACCTTAAAATAGCTTTACCTTTACAAAACAATGTTCATACATTTGAAAGTAATAAATGGACTAGATTTGATTACCCTAAAGTATTAAGTAGAATAAAAACAGTGTTTGACTGGAGAGAATACCCTGAAGATTTTAAAGAAAAATGGTATGATTATATTGATCTTGAGTTTAAAAGACGTGAAGAAGGTTTTTGGTATATAAACAAAGATAAACCTATATTTATAACTGGTACTCATTACATGTATTTGCAATGGTCAAAAATTGATGTTGGCCAACCAGACTTTAGAGAATCAAATAGGTTATTTTTTATATTTTGGGAAGCATGCAGGGCAGATGATAGAAGTTATGGTATGTGTTACTTAAAAAATAGACGATCTGGATTTTCATTTATGGCTTCTGGCGAAACTGTTAATATGGCTACAATATCAACTGATGCGCGTTTTGGTATATTATCAAAGTCAGGTGCTGATGCTAAGAAAATGTTTACAGATAAAGTTGTACCAATATCGGTTAATTATCCTTTCTTTTTCAAACCGATACAAGATGGTATGGATCGACCTAAAACAGAACTAGCATACCGTGTGCCAGCTTCTAAGTTTACAAGAAGGTCTATAGTTTCTACAGAAAAACAAGAAGATCTTGCTGGGCTTGATACAACTATTGATTGGAAAAATACAGGTGACAACGCTTATGATGGTGAAAAATTAAGATTACTAGTACATGACGAATCAGGTAAATGGGAAAGACCTAATGACATACAAAATAACTGGCGTGTTACTAAAACAACATTAAGACTAGGTTCTAGAATTATTGGTAAGTGTATGATGGGAAGTACATCAAACGCTTTAGATAAAGGTGGTAGAAATTTTAAAAAATTATACGATGACTCAGATGTTACAAAAAGAAATGCCAATGGACAAACGCGTTCAGGACTCTATTCTTTGTTCATTCCTATGGAGTGGAATTACGAAGGATACATTGATTCTTATGGCTACCCTGTCTTCGAAACCCCATCAGAAAAAGTGTATGGACCTCATGGAACGCCAATCAAACTTGGGGTTATTGAATACTGGGATAATGAAGTAGAAGGTCTTAAAGATGACCAAGATGGATTAAATGAATTTTATAGACAGTTTCCTCGTACAACTAAACACGCGTTTAGAGACGAGTCTAAAATGTCTTTATTTAATCTAACTAAGATATATCAACAAATAGATTTTAACGAAGATTTAAAAAATTCTTTGCAAATAACTAAAGGTAGTTTTCAATGGGAAAACGGTGAGCAAGATACTAGAGTAATGTTTGTGCCTAATAAGAATGGTAGATTTTTAGTATCATGGGTACCACCTATACAGTTACAAAATAGAACAGTAATAAAAAATCATAAGAAGTATCCAGGTAATGAGCATTGTGGTGCTTTTGGATGTGATCCATATGATATATCAGGTACGGTTGATAAAAGAGGTTCTAACGGATCTTTACACGGGTTGACTAAATTTAGTATGGAAGACGTGCCTCCAAATCATTTTTTTTTAGAATATATAGCTAGACCACAAACAGCAGAGATATTTTTTGAAGATGTGCTTATGGCTTGTGTATTTTATGGTATGCCAATATTAGCAGAGAATAACAAACCAAGGTTATTGTATTATTTTAGAAGAAGAGGTTATAGATCTTATTCTATGAACAGACCAGATAAAAAATACAATAAATTATCAGTGACAGAAAGAGAAATAGGTGGAATACCTAATTCAAGTGAAGACATTAAACAAGCTCACGCAGCGGCTATTGAGTCTTATGTAGAGCATTTTATAGGATTAAAAGAAACAGGTTATGGAGATATGTATTTTCAAAGAACCTTAGAAGATTGGGCTAGATTTAATATTAATAATAGAACTTCACATGATGCGTCTATTAGCTCTGGACTTGCGTTAATGGCTTGTAATAAGCATAGGTATGTTCCAAATAATAAAATCAAATTGCAGTCTGTAGATTTAGGTATAAAGAGATACAATAACAAAGGAACCACATCAAAAATAATAAGTTAAATGAATATATATACTAACACCAATAGCGCTTTCCCTAGTCAAGTAGTGAGTGATGCAGAAAAAGCAAGTTTAGAATATGGAAGTCAAGTTGCTATGGCAATTGAATATGAGTGGTTTGATCAAGGAAGAACTAACGGTAATAGATATTTATCTAATTGGAATAATTTTCATGAATTAAGATTATACGCTAGAGGTGAACAATCTCCGCAAAAATACAAAGATGAGTTGTCTATTAATGGTGATTTGTCTTATCTTAATTTAGACTGGCAGCCAGTTCCTATATTATCTAAATTTGTTGATATAGTTGTAAATGGTATATCACAAAAAAGTTATGATATTAAAGCTTATGCTCAAGACCCTAGTTCAATAAAGAAAAGAACTGATTATGCTTCTCGTATTTATGAAGATATGATGGCTAAAGATTATTTAAAAGAATTAAAAAATTCTTTAGGTATTGATTTATATCAAAGTCCTGATCCAAGTACTTTGCCTGAATCTGAAGATGAATTAGAATTGCACATGCAATTAAGCTACAAACAAAGTATTGAGATAGCAGAAGAAGAAGCTATATCGTCTGTGTTAGCGCAAAATAAATATGATCTTACAAGACGTAGATTAAACATGGATTTAACGGTTTGTGGTATTGCAGCTACTAAAACAAACTTTAACACAGCTGAAGGAGTTACTGTTGATTATGTTGATCCTGCTTATATGGTATATTCTTATACAGAAGACCCAAACTTTGAAGACATATATTACGTAGGTGAAGTTAAGTCTATAACGATAGCAGAACTTAAAAAAGAATTTCCAGATATTAGTAAAGAAGAACTAGAGCGCATACAAAAAATGCCAGGTAATCGTAACTATATAACTGGATACGGAAATTATGATGAAAACACAGTGCAAGTAATGTATTTTGATTACAAAACTTATCATAATCAAGTGTTTAAAATAAAACAAACAGATCAAGGATTAATGAAAGCTTTAGAAAAGCCAGACACATTTAATCCACCTGAAAATGATTCATTTGAAAGAGTATCAAGATCAATTGAAGTATTATACAATGGTGCTAAGGTTTTAGGTACTGATACAATATTAAAATGGAAGCTAGCAGAAAACATGTCTAGACCATTAGCTGATACAACTAAGGTAGAAATGAATTACGCTATATGTGCACCTCGTATATATAAAGGTAGAATAGAATCTTTAGTTAGCAAATGTATTGGTTTTGCAGACATGATACAACTTACTCATTTAAAGTTACAACAAGTAATGTCTAGGATGGTACCAGATGGTGTGTACTTAGACATGGATGGTTTAGCAGAAGTTGATTTAGGTAATGGTACAAACTATAATCCAGCAGAAGCATTAAATATGTATTTCCAAACTGGTTCTATAGTAGGTAGATCACTTACTCAAGACGGTGAAATGAACGCAGGTAAAGTACCTATTCAAGAACTAACTAGTTCTAGCGGCCAAGGTAAAATACAAAGTCTTATACAAACTTATCAGTATTATTTACAAATGATACGTGATGTAACCGGGCTTAATGAAGCTAGAGATGGTAGTACGCCAGATAAACAAACATTAGTAGGATTACAAAAGATAGCCGCTAACGCGTCTAACGTTGCTACAAGACATATTAAGCAAGCTAGTTTATTTTTAACTCTTAGAATAGCAGAAAATATAGCTTTAAAAATAGCTGATGCTTTAGAGTTTCCATTAACAGAAAGCGCTTTAATTAATTCTATATCTACATATAACGTAAAAACATTAAAAGAAGTTTCTAATTTAAATTTACATGACTTTGGTATATTCTTAGAATTAGAGCCAGATGAAGAAGAACAACAACAATTAGAACAAAATATACAAGTTGCTTTACAGCAAGGTGGTATTGATTTAGAAGACGCTATAGATTTAAGACAAATCAAAAACCTTAAGTTAGCTAATCAAATGCTTAAAATAAAACGTAAAGCAAAAAGCAAGCAAGATCAAGAAAATCAACAAGCTAATATTAGAGCCCAAGCTGAATCACAAGCTGATGCTGCTGAAAAAATAGCAATGACTGAAGTTCAAAAACAAGAAGCTATATCAGGTTCTAAAGTTCAGTTTGAGCAAGCTACTAACCAAATGGAAATACAACGTATGGAATTAGCTGCTCAATTAGAGCAACAAAAAATGCAAGCACAATTTCAATTTGACATGCAGCTAAAGCAAATGGATATGGAAGCTGTTGGTAAAAAAGAGCAAATGATTGAAGATCGTAAAGACAAGCGTATAAAAATGGAAGGTACGCAACAAAGCCAAATGATAGATCAAAGAAAAAATGATTTATTACCAATAAATTTTGAAGAACAAGACACTACAGGTATTACGCCAACAGTGTAATTTTATTAATTATTTAATTATATTATATTATGTCAGAAGTAAAAACAAATGAACCTGTTAAACAGGAAGGAGACTTTAAAATAAAGTCTAAAAAAAGAACACCTAAAAAGCTAGTTGAAAAACAACAAGAAGTAATAAAGGTAAATATTAAAGAACCACTAGTTGAGTTAGATCAACAAATAAAAAAAGTTGTAATACCTAGTGAGGCTATAAAAAAAGAAGAAGATGCCATTCAAATCGGAGAAACAAAGGAAGTACCTGTGGAAAAACCATCCGGAGATAGCGCAGAGGTGGGAAAACCTATACAAGAGTCCAACGAGACTGCTGAAGGGTTTTCTGCGATCACAGAAGTAAAAGAAGAAGTTAAAAAAGTAGAAGCAGAAGTCAAAGAAGCTATAAGAGATGAAAAAGTTTTAGGTAAAGCATTGCCAGAAAACATTGAAAAGTTAGTAGATTTTATGCAAGAAACTGGTGGAACTATAGAAGATTACACTAGATTAAATGCAGATTATACTAATGTTGATGAAAATACTTTATTAAAAGAATATTACAAAAAATCAAAACCTCATTTAGATTCAGAGGAAATAGATTTTATAATGGAAGACAACTTTCAATATGATACAGATCTTGACGAAGAGCGTGACGTCAAAAAGAAAAAACTCGCTAAAAAAGAAGAGGTTGCAAAAGCAAAAAACTTTTTAGAGGAAACCAAAAAGAAATATTACGACGAAATCAAGTTGAGACCCGGCGTAACTCAGGACCAACAAAAAGCAATGGATTTTTTCAACCGCTATAACAAGCAACAAGATGTGGCTACTGAACAACACGAGAGATTCAAAAAAAATACTCAAGAACTATTCAACGACGAATTCAAAGGTTTTGATATAAAAGTTGGTGAAAAAAGTTATAAGTACAACATACAGAATCGTGAGAAAGTAGCAGAAAATCAATCAAACATCAATAATTTAGTTAAGAAGTTCTTAAACGAAGATGGTGATGTAGTCGATACTTCTGGTTATCATAAAGCCATGTACGCTGCTGAAAATGTTGATAAAATTGCTAGTCATTTTTACGAACAAGGAAAAGCTGACGCTGTCAAAGATGTCGTTAGTAGTTCTAAAAACCTAACAGCTGTAACAGCTAGAACTAATAATTCTGGTGAAATTAAAGTTGGTGGTTTTAAAGTAAAATCGGTTAGTGGATTTGATTCAGCAAAACTTAAAATCAAAAAAAGAAAATTTAACTAATCAAAAACTAAAATTATGGCTATAAGTCCTCAATTTGGTAGTTTAATTCCTTCGCAAACTCAACAACTTTTGCCAAGTAACTACCTACAATTTAACGCTGGTGGAGCTGGTGCGAATGATTTCGCTCAACAATTCCTACCAGAAATTTACGAACAAGAAGTAGAAAGATACGGAAACCGTACTCTATCTGGATTCTTAAAAATGGTTGGCGCTGAAATGCCAATGTCATCTGATCAAGTAATTTGGTCTGAACAAAATAGACTGCACGTATCTTATACTGGTTACCAAATCGGTGCTGATGCTGCTAATGCAAACCTTATTACTTTACCTGCTTCTGTAAGAAACGTTGTATCAATTAACGATACAGTAGTTCTTTTAAACCCAGTAAGTGGTGCTGAAGTAAAAGCTATCGTAACAGGTTCTACGACAGTTGCAATCGGTGGTGCTCCTGCTAATGGTGGTAGCTTTACTGTTGCTCCTTTTGTTGGAACTGGTTTAGTAGCTGCTGGATTTGTTGCTGGTGCTGTAGCACTTGGTGCAATACCAGGTCTTAAAGTATTTGTATACGGTTCTGCTTACGTTAAAGGGTCAAACCTTAATGGAGCTGCTGCTGGTGTAGGTGCTCAAGCTGCTAACACTAGAGTATCTGTAACTCCTCAGTTAACTCAATTTTCTAACTCACCAATCATCATTAGAGATCAGTATGTAATATCTGGATCTGATATGGCACAAATCGGTTGGGTTGAAGTTGCTACTGAAGATGGAACATCTGGATACTTATGGTATTTAAAAGCTGAGTCTGAAACTAGACTAAGATTCGAAGATTACTTAGAAATGAGTATGATTGAAGGTGAATTCAACCAAGGTGGAGCTGCTCCAGCTGCTGGTGTTTTACCAGGTACTGAAGGTTTATTTGCTGCTATTCAAACAAGAGGTAATGTAGAAGTAGGATTTACTGCTGCTAACGGACTTACTGAGTTTGATGCAATTCTTAAAAACTTAGACACTCAAGGAGCTATTGAAGAAAACATGTTATTCTTACAGAGACAAACATCTCTTGATTTTGATGATATGTTAGGAGCAATATCTTGGGGTGCTCAAGGTGGAACTGCTTTCGGTTTATTCGAAAACTCAGAAGAAATGGCACTTAACTTAGGATTCTCTGGATTCAGAAGAGGTTCTTATGACTTTTACAAAACAGATTGGAAATACTTAAACGACGCTTCTACAAGAGGTGGTATCGTTGGTATCAATTCAGTTGAAGGTGTATTAGTACCTGCTGGAACTTCAACAGTTTACGATCAAGTTTTAGGAACTAACATCAGAAGACCTTTCTTACACGTAAGATATAGAGCTTCACAAGGTGATGATAGAAGAATGAAATCTTGGTTAACTGGTTCTGCTGGTGGTGCATTTACTTCAACTCTTGATGCTATGGAAGTTAACTTCCTATCTGAAAGATGTTTAGTAACTCAAGCTGCTAACAACTTTGTATTATTCAAAGGAATCTAATTGATTCAAAATTAATGTAATTATTACCCTCGTTGTATTAACGGGGGTAATTATTACTTTTATAAACTATTTAATTATATTATATTATGGCTAAACAAGCTAAAGCAGAAACTATTGAGGTTGCACCTCAAGAGGTAGCAGTAAAAACTGCACCAACAAAACCAGCTAAACCTAGTTGGGAGATAAAAGATAGAGTGTATTATTTAAAAGGAAATAAATCTCCTTTAACATTAACAATACCAGGAAAGCACACAAGAAAACATGCTTTGCTTTATTTTGATCCTAAAACAGGTAAGCAAAATGAATTAAGATATGCTACAAATCAAGACTCACCATTAGTTGATGAACAAAAAGGTGAAGTTACTTTAGGGCATATACGTTTTGACAATGGAACATTAACAGTTCCTAAACAAATGCAAAACTTACAAAAATTATTATCTTTATACCACCCTTTAAAAGGTAAATTATACGAAGAGTATAGCGCTGTGGCTGAAGCAGAAGATGAGTTAGATATGCTAGATACGCAAATTGACGCTTTAAACGCTGCAAGATCTATTGATGTAGATCACGCTGAAGCTATATTAAGAGTAGAAAAAGGATCAGCAGTAAACGATATGGGCTCTAAAGAACTTAGAAGAGATTTATTATTGTTTGCTAAAAATAATCCATCTTTATTTATTAGCTTAGCTAATGATGAAAATGTTCAGCTTAGAAACTTTGCAATTAGAGCTACTGAAGCTGGAATTATAAATTTATCTGGTGATCAAAGAACTTTTCATTGGGGATCAAATAATAGAAAATTAATGAACGTACCGTTTGATGAAAATCCATACAGTGCATTTGCTAGTTTCTTAAAAACTGATGAAGGTGTAGAAATCTATAAATCTATAGATAAAAAACTATAAAAACAAGTGATACTAATATAGGGCGGTTTCGGCCGCCTTCTTAGTATAAAAAATAAAAATAATGGCGGTAAATATAAATACAGTATATACAACAGTCTTGTTTATCTTAAACAAAGAGCAAAGAGGATATATAACTCCAAATGAGTTTAATAGTCTAGCTGTTCAGGTTCAAGACGAAATATTTAGTGCATATTTTCCAGATGGTAATCAATTAAATAGATTCAATCAAAACAATCAACAAAACGATACAGAGTTTTTTAACATGTTTAAAGACACTGCTTATAAACTATATCCTTTTGAAAAAGAAGCTGCCTTTACTTTTGATACACCTAGCCAAGCGTTTTATTACAATGGCGTTGGTGAAATATACAAATTAGGCGAAATAATATCTACATATACAGGTAATCCTACCTATGATTCTATAACTCAACTAACTAGTAAAAGTGATTTCTCTACAATCACAAGATCAAAACTAACAACTCCAACAAGTCAATATCCAATTTGCCATACAACAAACGCGGTGATTACAACAACACCAGCTACAGCGGCGAGACTAATAATTAAAGTTTCACCAGTACCTAATAGTTTGTTAGTAAATTGTATATTTAAACCAACAGATCCACAATGGAGATTTTCTATAGGTGGAGTTGGTCAATATGTTTATAATCAAGAACAATCTCAAGACTTCGAACTTGATATATCTGAACAAACAAACTTAATAACTAACATATTAAAATATTGTGGTATTATAATAAATGATCCTACAATAATTCAAACAGCTGCAGCAGAAGCACAAGAAGTAACTATTAACGAAAAAAGCTAATAACATATGCCAATTCCAAACGGCGGTTTAATAACCGAGACTAACGAACAATATTACGCGGGTACGCAGATATTTACAGCTGTAGGAGCAAATCAAAGCTTTACAACAACATTTAATACTGACTTAATATTCGGAAGCTTCGACTTAGGTAGTGCAGATTATAGTTTAAATAACTTTAAAGTTTATATAAGTACTAACAATGGTTTACCTGATAGCTATACTGAAGTTCAAAGTCCATACACTGTTGTTAATAACGTT